TATTATTTTTTAAGATTTCTAATTCTTCTCTTGAAAACATTTTTATATTTTCTTCAATTCTTCTTTCTAAAAGTTCTTCTAAATTCATAACGTCATTTAATACTACATCTTTCATTACATATCCTCCTACATTTATTTAGAACGTTCATAACCGAAAGATATATTTAATCTTGTTGCATTTGGGCAACATTTTATGAAAGAGGCATTTTCTTTTATGAAAACAAAAAATGACACGTTTTATTGTGTCATAATATAACTTTATATAATTCTTTGACATCTACATTTAAAGCTATCGCTATTTGTATTAGCGTAGATATCTTAGGTTCTCTTTCTTGTCTTTCTATTTTACTTAAATGTCCTTTACTTATTCCAGATAATCTGGCTAATGTTTCTAGTGTAATATTCTTTTTAAGTCGGACTTCTCTTAATAATATCTTTACCTTCATAAAATCACCCATCTTTAGTATGCTCATTTTCATGTATATCATGTATTTTGTTGCATTTGGGCAACTTTATTAAATTTACATTTTGTCCACTATGGTGGAAAAGTGCCATTTTCTTATATGAAAATAATAGCTTTTCATATTACCACCAACTTTAGTATGTACTAATATCTAGAAAGTATGCAAAAAAAGAAGCCCTTTAGACTTCTTTCGCTAGTTTTATTATTTTTTTGAATCTTCTTGTTCTTAATCTTCCTTTTAAACTTTCTGATGATAATATTAAATAGAATTTTAGCAACTTGTTATACTCTTTCTCATTTTTTATATTTAATACTTTTATCATTTGTAGAGATTCTTTACATGCTTTGTCCATAATATCATCTCCTTTATGATATTATAACATTTTATGTTAAATTGTTGTGTTGAAATTTGTCGAAAAGAAAAAGAACTATTGCTAGTTCTCTTTATAAACAATATCTTAATATTAATTCTTGTATTTCCTTATTTGTAATATTAGCTTTCTCTTTTTTATAATATATAGTCAACAAATATATAGTACCATCACTTTTTTCTGCATAATATATTAATCTATAACCATTTGACTTTCCTGAATTGGTATTTGAATTAGCTATTCTAACTTTTACAACATTATTGTTGTTGTCTTTCATCTCTAAATTAGGTATAACATCTCCTATAAGATTTCCTTTTTCTAATTCTTCTACTATTTCATTAACATCATCTGCTACATCTCTAAACTTTTTTCTATATTGTTTAATATCTTTTTCGAATTGTCTTGTTGGTACTATATTATATTCCAATTTTAATCGCTCTCCTCATTGTTTTTTAAGTTATTATAAAGTTCTTTCCAACTTTTAGTTTTGACTTTCCCTTGTTTTATTAACTTTATTTCCTTTAAACTTCCTTCGAGAGATTCATATACACTACAATATCTCCCTATTGTTTTCTCTTTAGTAAGTTTTCCTGATATTGTGCTCATATTCACTCCTCCTATCTTTCTCATAAGTACACTTCCTTTCTTAACGGTCATTTTAGCATACATCAAAAAAGAAACATGTCAAATCTTGTTTTGCGGCAAGATTTCTATATAAGAAATATATACAAAATTCTACAAAAAGTAAATATTTTTAACATAATTGTAACATTTTGTAATATAATTGTAACATATTTTTGCACACAAATCAATATTTTTTGTCATTTTCTACTTAAATCTCAGCCCTCCACAATCAATTTTAAGCCGTTTTATTTTTTTAGTAGAGTAATTATATTGCTTGGTTTTCAGTTATTTTTTATATTTTTATGTTTTATGACAAAATTCGACAATATTTTTATTTTTAGTGTTATATAGTATGAAAAAAAGGAGTGATTATATGGAACTTGAAGCAGAATGTTCATGTCCAAAAAGATATTATTTTATCAATGTAGGGTACGAAAAGATTGCAAAATTCTATAGTGAAAAAGAAATAAGAATAAACTTTTCTGATACTACTTTAGATTTTGAAAACGACACCCTAATTTTCGAGTGTCCTGAATGCCATGATAATATTAAAATTAAACTTAATGAAAAAGGGAAAGCTTTATATATTTTATATACATCTACTATTGCAGTAGCTGAAAATATAAATGTAAATGATATTTTAACCGATATAAAAAAAGAAAATTACAGTAATGATAATCAGAATTTAAGAAAATCTTTAAATAAACTAAAAAAACTACAAATTTTAAGTGTTACCAATAATAATTCAAACTTTAACATTACTCCAAACATTTATATTGATTCTATAAATTCCATTATAAACTCAATAGAAGCAGAATAAGTCTGCTTCTATTTTATATTTTAATGCAATAATTCAATGCAGTCCATCCACTTGGAGTTAATCCAAATCCATTTCGAACTTTAATAACTGTTGTTACTACTCCACGTTTTAATCCATTAGTATATTGGTTTCCTAATCTTTTATTTTGGTATCTTGCATTTGCTGTTAATTGTTTATATCCTTTTATTTTATATTTTGTACCAGGACCTGTACGAACATTTAATATACTAGCATTTACTTTGTATTTTCCTGTAGTGTATTTTACACCAGAAGTTGTTTTAACCGAGTTTGAAGCTACAGCCATATAACTTGTTAGATAATTACTAGAAACCCATTTATTTGTTCCTATTCTACTCCAATTGCCATCTGTTTCATATACTGTTACTGCTGTACCATTAGATAATCCACCTACAATATATCCATTAGGCTTATTTCTTATATTTAATCCTATTTTAGCATTTACATATCTAGTATATGCTTGTGTTGTAACTGGACGTGTGTTGTTTACTTGTACATTTCCATCATGAGCAAATGCAAAGAAACCTTTGTAATTAGCATATTTTTTGAAGTTATCTACACTTACATAAACTTTATTACCTTCAACTACTGCTTTTCCCCTTCTTGTAGCTGTATCAAATTTACCAGCATACAAGTATGGATCATATATTTCTATCATTCCGTTTTCAACTTTAGTTAGTAAAATAAAATGACCACCTGTAGTAAATAATCCATTACCACAACTAGCCACAACATAATTTTGACTTTCTAATAATTGCAATGCTCTTTGAATGTCTGTTGTTTCTTGATACCCGATATTAAATGTATCTGCTACAAATCTAAAAGCACTCCAATAAGTTCCATTGTTAGCACTTCTATATCCATATTTTACAAATAAATCACACATTTCTGGTGGTGTTATTGTTCCCTTTGTTGCTGTTACTACCATACTTGCACAAGTTGGTCCACAACCTGATGTTCCTATTGTTTGAGAACTATTTCCTACACTAGAATACATTTTATAACGCCATCTATTGTCTATTTGACTATAATATGTAAGTCCTTGATAATTTCCTAAAGTAACATTAGGATATTCGCTTGTGCCATTGTATGCTATTTCTCCTTGCTGTTCAAATTTTTCATCCTCAACTGTTTGCTCTTCTGCTACTGCTTTTTCTTGTTCTTCTGTTTGTTCTATTATTTCTGTAGATGGTAAAGATTCTATTTCTTCTTTACTCATTTCTCTTGTTGCTATATCTGTTACAGTGTCTGTAACTTTCTCTACTACATCTTTTTTTAGCTCCTTATCATCTATAAAAAATATTGCACTAAAAAATATCATAACCATAGCCACTATAACTGCTATGGTTATATTTCTATCTTGTTTTTTCATTTCAATGCCCCTTTCTTTTCTAATTCTTCCCATTTACTATGTACATATGAATTTCCTTTAAGGTTTGTATATTCTTCATATATTTCATAAGCTCTTTTAATTTGAATATCTGACTTTGGTTGTTTGTTTTCTATGTCAGATAGAAAATCTGTCAAATATGTTTTGTCATGTTCTTTTTGATTTTCCTTCATTTCTTTTTTTACTGCTTCTAACTCTTTTTTAAATTCTGCCTTTATACTTTCTAATGTCTCAATTTTTTTATTAGTTTGATTTGATATTAATGTATTAATAATAACTCCGTAGTACTGTTATTATTGCTACTATTATTGTGCTATCCACTATCCCACCTCCTCTATCTCTTTAACTTTCCACTTCTGTATTATCTTTTCTTTTTGTTCTTGATAGTAAGATTCTAAGTACTGTGTTTCTATATTAAAAGCAGGTTCTTCCTCTATTTCTAAAGTCTTGTAACCTGCTTTTTCGAAATCTTCTTCTCGTGGATTTATTACTTGCTTATTATCATATTCTAGTATCTTTTTGTAATTTGCATATTTTACATTGTATTCATTTATATATTTTACTAACATATTAACTCTCCTTTTCTCCATATAAAAAATCTCCTGTTCCATTATTGTAATAGAATTTTTGAGTTACTTTATCGTACATACAAGGAGTATTTTCACTATCTAAAACTGGGACTAAGTGTTGTATAAGTACATCATTATCATATATTTTAAAATCATAAACTTTTCCTTGAAAACGCCTAGTATCTGCTATATCTGAATTGTTCCACGTAAATAAATATATATTATAAAATTCTGTAAAAGTTCCTCGGTCTGATAAAATTTGATTTACATCATCAATTGTATATATATCATTTGACATTATAATTGTATGTTTATTATTATCAACTGTATTTACAGTAGTATTGTATGGTTGTGTGGCACCTCCAAAACCACAATAAGCACCCATTGATGAATTAGCTCCCCACGTTAATCCGTCAGAATCTATGTCTTTTCTTGCACCAAACAACAATTTTCCTGTCTTACTACCACTAAAAGTACATTCTATTTTTAAACTTTGTTTAGTTTCCACTTCTGTGTTTATATATTGAGTTCCTGTACCTTCGATGTTATTTAATTCTGTATATTCATTTTGTTTCTTTATACTCATCATTAGTCTTCTTCTGAAATTAGACATTTGACACCCCCAACAACACACCAATATTGTCTACTATACTACATTGATATATTTTGTTTACCTCTATCGTCGGTGTTTCTAGCCATTTGACTGTATTAGGTAAAGTTAAAGTAGTTGCAGTAGATCCACTTATAAATTCAAACGTAAACTCATTTAATTGCGTATTATCTGTTATTTCTGCTAATGTTAAGTTTAACTCTGTTACCTCCCCGAATTTATAGAACTTATTTGGTTCTATTTCTTGTGTGGTCAATGTACTTTCTACTATTTCTACTGAATAATTTTTCCCATTAGTTCCATTTATACCATCCTTGCCATTAGTACCGTCTTTTCCATTTTTTCCATCAACACCTTTTTCTCCTTGAATACCTTGTATTCCTTGCTCTCCTTGTGGTCCAATCGGTCCTTGGATTCCTTGTTTTCCTTGAGGACCAACATCGCCTTTAGGTCCTTGTATTCCCTGAGGTCCGGTATCTCCTTTTTCGCCTTTTAATTCTTCTTTGTGTTCGTTTACATATGTTTCAACTACATTTGGTACCTGATTATCAGCATATTCTTTAGCATTTTTTAGTATATCTTTGTCTTGATTGTCAACGTATTCTTTGTCTGCTGTTTCTTTAAAATTTGCACTTATTACGTTGTTTCCTATTGTTATATTTTTCCCTGCTTTCAATTTGTCCTGCTTATTGTTTAAAACATCTAAAATATCAGGGTAATCTTCTTCTATTGTAGATGTTGCATTTATTGAATCCAAGATATTCATATAGAATTTTTTTGATTTAAACACTGGTATTCCATTTTCTTTTTCATCTTCTGTTATTCTTAGTTGCAAATATATTATTGACGTATCTGAAAGTAAGCTTGGTTTTATTTCTACCTCATATGTTTCATTTACTTTATCCATTGGTATGTATTTTTTTGTTCCATCTTCTTTTTCAAATTCTAACCATGCTACTCCATTTTTAAAGTTCTCGAAATAGAATATTATTTTTCCTTGTAGGTTTTCTCCATCTATTCCAAGAACTTTATCATTAAAATATACCATACTATTATCTGCTACTTTTATTTTCTTATCTTTCATATCATATCTTTTCCTTTCATGTATACTTAAGACATATATGTTTTACTTGTATCCCACTACTTTAACAATTGCAATTGAATTAGTTGATGAACCGTATGGAGTCCATTGACTACTATCTGTAATAGAATATTCTTTATATCTTTTTACTGTCAATTTCGTATCTTCCATTAGCATTGTTTTAGTATGTATCCATATCTTTGAATCTGTAAAGTCTATTAATGATAAATTTATATTTTTGTTTAATGCTACAGATACTTCTTCTCCCCTGTTATTATTTCCAACTTTCCAGAATACTTTAATATATTTATAATTAGATAATTTTTCACTTAATGCTATATCTCCTGTCGTTCCTGTTTCGTTTTCATACAATGTATTTTCATCTTTTTCTTCTTTTAGCTTATTTATTGCTTTTTCTGTATTATCTTCCATTTTTTTAAGATTTGCACTAGAAAGTGGAGTTTGTCCACTATATTGTTCTGGCTCTACTTCATAAATAGTGCCATTTATTTCTACTTTTCCCTTGCTAATAAGTGTTCCGTCTTGCCAACCTATTCTATCTAATTTTATATCTGCCATAATTAATTGCTCCTTTCTATTTTATTTTTTAGTTCAAATAATCCTTTTGCTTCGGTATAAAAATTCATTGTGTAATAGTTATCTGTATTTACCATTGTTTTGCCAAATCTCATGCTTACATATTGATATACAAATCTATATTTTAAAATTATATATTTTGTGTTAGGCTTTAATGGATATTTATTTAAGCTGGGTTGTAAATTAGTGTTTGTGAACATTTCTTTTATCAAGTTTGCTGGCATTGGATATTTTCCATTTCCCATATATAAATTTGAATGCGGAAATACACTTTGTTCTAGTCCTGTTCTTATATTAAACCCAAACACTGTGTCGCTCTCTTCATTTATTTCTATATCTGTCCCTACTTTATATTCTTCCTCCATTACCCCTTTTTGACTTCCAATTCCTATTGAGTACAATATCGCTATAACTGGTACCCTATAAGGGTTGCTTACAATTTTTCCTGTAGCTGGGTCAAGATACTCTTCTAAATATCCTGCCCAATCTACTGGAGATAAATGATATGGATATTCATATCCAACACATTCTGCATTACTTTCAAATATATCTTTTCTTGTTATTGCAAGTTTTTCTCCTTCTGTTAAATATATTGAATAATTACTAGTATCGATGCAAGCATAAATTGTATTCCAATTACCAAATCCTATTGCAGTTATTCTTTTACCATAATAGTCCTTTAATGAAGAAAGTACATTTCCTGTATCTATCAAAGTTACAGACTTAGTTTCTGCAAATGTATAAGTCACATTACAACCTTTTGAATTTCCTACAGTTTGCATTTGAGTTTTTTGCATTCTTATATTAAAATCTGTATAATTTGCTTTTTGATAATTATTTAAAGGACTATCAAACCTTATAAAACAATATGTTAATTCTTTATTTTCGTTTTCATCTTGATATGCTAATCCCCACTCATTTAATAATTGTCCTTTACTAAACAACCTTAAATAACTATCATATATGTAATTATGTAGTACATATTCTTTGTCTGTTTTTATTTTCACATATTCGTTTTTAACTATCATTGTACCACCTCAAATCTCTCGCTAATTCCTTCTTCTTCATAATGTGTTACATACAATTGATATACCTTGTCACTTGATGTTTGTTCGTTTTCTTGTCTAAATATATCAATGAAGTTATCTAATATGTTAGCGTTTTTACATTTTACTAAAAATTCATCATCATTATTTTGGTCTGTTCTTTGTATTTCAGTTACTACATATCTTCCATCTATCATGAATTTATTAATATAAAGTATTTTTCCAACTTGAAATTTGTCTTTATCAAGCTTAATTTCAAGTTCATCTGCATAATTTAAACTATTTTTGTTTAAGTAGCTTGCTCCAATTTCAGTCAATTCTTGTACAGTTTTCCAACTTTCTTTCATGTCTATAGTTCTTTCTACAATACCTGTTTTACTTATGATGTTCTTTTTCTCTAGTATTCCTTTATCATTTAAAAATTTATTAACATTATAAATTAATGTACTGTCAGAATTAATTGTTTTAATACTATTTATTTTTTTATTGCCATTGTTATATTTAATTCCTGTTATTAAGTTACTGAAAAAACTATCTCGCATTAATAAAAATTCTTTTTCACTATCTGTGCTCTCTCCATCAAACCCTAAATTATCACTTACTTTATATAAATTATTTAAAGTATCAAATGAGACAAAAAAAGAAAAGTCTGTATTATCTTCATATGTTCCTTCTACATATATTCCATAAATAATATTTGTATTTGTAATACCGTTGCTATTAGCAGATTTAATTATATTTTCTTTCTTTATATCAATTGGAAAATTAAACGTTATTTGGTCGTTTTGCTTTATATTTGTTACTTGTCCATCAATCAATGGATTATGTGCTTCAGCAACTTCTTTCTTGTTCATTCTTAATCTTGAATATTCATATATTCTAACGTTTTTAAAGTTAATCACATTAGCATAATCATAGCTATTTGTTATTGGCTTAACATATTCTAAACCATCAATAGTATGTTTATCATCATATATATACATAGGTTCTTCTTTAAACATTGTTTCTATATCTTTTACATAAATGTTTTTGTTTTCATCTATATACCACCAAAAATTATATTTATTGCTTAAATTATTCATACAGTATTCAACTGTTTCTACTAGAAAGTTAACGGTTAAAGATTTGTTTACAATGTTTATCTCTTTTAATGTAAATCCATCATCAATTAATGGAGCTAGTATTATATTTTCTATTAAATCTTTTATCTCATATGTTCCAACAGCAATGCATGTTCTTAATGTTGCTATTTTTTGAGGAGAAAGTAAAGTAAAACTTATATTAATATCTTCATCAAGTTCTCTCATTTCATCAAATACATAATCATCAATATACCCTGTGTATAACAATGTCTCTTGATTTGTTTCTGATTCTTCCACGACCCTCACTTCTTGATATTTTTCTGGTAAATCAGCTTTTTGGTGTCCTATAAAATCGCATTTTAAATCACTAAAAGTTATTTCTTGACTTGACTTTGCTATGTTATAGTTATCCAATACCGGCAATTTCACACTATTATATTTTAAATATACCATTATGCTAATCCTCCTGTCTTTATCGTTTTTACTACGCTTGGTGCTAATATTCTTCCTGCTTTCTTTCCGTCTATATCAACACTTCCATCTATATTAAATGAAGCTTGTATTACATTTAGCATAGAATTGTTAGATTTTACACTTGCATTAGCATTTATCGAACCAGTTTCGAATGCTACTGCTTTATTCATTTCAGACATAATGTCGTTATTCATATTGTCTATTGCTTTTAATGCTTCATCTGTATTCGCTTCTATACCCACTGCAACACCTTGTGGTAGACGTTTACCAATTTCATCTCTCATTACTCTCGAAGGTGAATGTATACCAAAAAAAGCTTTTATTCCATTTAGAATGTTTCCACACCATTCTTTTACTTTTCCTAGTAGCCAATCTTTTGCATTTTTTATTCCATTCCATATTCCTTCAACAATATTTTTGCCAACATCCCACATATTACTTAAAAACTGTCCAAATCCAGAAACTAATGCACCTATTATTTGTGGTATTTTGCTAACTAATTGAGGAATTGCTTTTATTAATCCTTCTGCCAACTTCACTATTAATGTTATACCCATTTGAATTATTTTAGGTAAATTATTAACTATTGCATTTATTAATTTTTCTATTATTATTGGTATTTTTTCTATTAGTATAGGAATTGCATTAATTAATCCTTCTGCTAATCCTATAATTAAGTTGATTCCTGCATCTATTAACTGATCTATGTTGTCTAACAAACTTGTTACTAAGGTTAGAATTAGCTCTAATGCCATAGGAATTAAAGTTGGTAACTGCTGAGCTATTCCTGTTATTAATGCCGATATTATTTGCACACCACCACTAATTATAGCAGGTAAATTTGCAATTATAACTTGTATAAATTGTATAAGTATGTTTGAGATTGTGCTGATTATATCTGGAATTTTTGATACAATACCATTTACTAAGTTGGTTATTATTTCAGGCCCTTTCTGTTTGGCTGTTTCTAATACAGAACTTATCCCATCTTCAGCTATTTCATTTAAAACATTGGCAATATTTTTTAATATTCCTTCTGATTCTTTTCCTATTTGATTTAGTACATTACTAATTCCTCCCAAACCTATACTATCCAAAAGCTTATCTATTGATTTTACTATTTCTGAAACCCCACGTGTTATAGCGGTTTTCATATTTGTAATTGATGTAGCTATACCACCTGTTGAATTTTTTGCCTGCTCTTCAAATGATTGAAATTCTCCAGTACCATTTTCGTTTAGTTCAACGATTTTATCCATAAAATCGTCCATTGATATTTTGCCATTTCTTAAAGCTTCTCCAAGCTCATCAGATGTCATATTAAAAGCTTTTGCCACTTGGTTTAATTGTGCTGGCATTGCAGTCTGTAAGCTTCTCCATTCCATCATGTCTGGTTTGCCTTTAGCATATGCTTGGCTTAACTGCTCCATAGCAGATGATTGTATATCTGCTGATGCACCACCAGCCAATAACGCATTGTTTAACGCCAAGAAGTAATCAGTGCTTTTCTCTATGTCGCTGTTTTTACTTGTGAATCTTTGTACTGCTAATGAGGCACTATCTAATGTAGTCGGTAATCCTGTTAATTTTTCGCTTAACTTTTTTATAGAAGCCTCTGATTCCTCACTACTTATTCCTAAATTCTTCATTACTTTAGGGTAGTTGTTTAACGTGTCTATTCTTGAAACTGCATCATTTACCGAGTTTTTTATTGTATTCATCGTTGCTGATATTATTTTATCTATTCCAAGTGCAACTACTATATTTTTTATTTTTGTTCCAACGTTTTGTGTACTGTTTTTTAAGCTATTTAATCCTTTTTCAAATCCACTTTTATCTATATTTGTATCGTACGTTAAGCTTCCTGCTACTGCCATTATTTTGTCCTTTCCAATGTAGACAAAATAAAAAACACCTACATTTATGTAAGTGTTATGAAATCTTTAAAAATTCTTTATACTTTCCAATAATAACCACAATTTTGGCAGACTGCCATACTTTTATGTTTTATAACTAGTTTTTGTTTTTTATGTCCAAACAAACTTCCAAGTAACATTGGCAAAGTTAAACATATCCATAATAAAGGTCTCCACCACCAACCAATAAATATCCAATATGCTATACTATGATGTTTGTTTTTTAATTGGCTTTCTGTAACCATTTGAACATTTGTATTATCACTTCCACATTTAGGGCATTTCATATATATCGCATCTCCTTTTATTTATATTATAAAAAGAGTATATCATTTTTTCTTGTACTTTTGTGTCGAAAAAGGTCGAAAAATAAAATTATTTCAATGCCTCATATATTTTATTTATTCTTTCCTGTTCTTCAACTGGTTTTGGTAATTCCCAATACGCCCTTAATTCTAGCATATTTTCATCTTTGCCTGTATAAGCTCGATAACCTTTTATTTTCACAAATTCCGTGTCATCTTTTAAAGATTTTAGCAATGCTTTAAATTTCCACCAATGTACTTTATCATAAGCTAAATCTATTCCGTAATTCGTAAAAAGCACCATAAATGTATTCATCATCATACTCATAAGAATATATTTGTTTATTGTTTCCTTTGCCATTTCCTTTTGTTTTGTGATAATTATCTCTGCCACATTTATAAAACCATATTAGCTTTTCACAAGCTTCTTTATATAATTGTGGATTGTATAGTAGTTTATTATAATTTTCTGCATAAAAAAAAGCAGGATAAAAATGCCTTAGTCCATACTTTATCTTTTCCGACTTGTCGACACTTTTATCCTGCACTTTATTTTCGAAAGATATCATAGTTCTAAAGTCTACATTTATTTTATATTTTTTTCCTTGTAATATTACAAAATAGGGTAGCTTATTAAACATAATCATATTAATATCTCCTATAATTTCTTCTATTTCCTCTATATTGATTTCTATTATAATTTCTTCTTTGCTCTCTATTCATGTTTACAGTATTATTCATATCTTTATTGATATCGTCAGCTGTCTTTGTTACTTTACTTAACATATTTCCCATTATTCCTTTTGCATACGTTTCAAATACGCAACCTAAGATTCCTAATTCTATATTTAAATCTAATTTTTTATATCCATCGCTTACTCTTTTTTTATTTATTTTATCAATAGCACCTTTGCCTAATATCTTTTCAAATTGTGTTTCTATAGCATTATTATTATTTTTATCTAAACTCTCTAACTCTTTTATATTATCTAAATCATTAATTTCAAAAACTAATCCATATAATTCTATCTCTATACTTTTGTCTGTATCCTCATAACCAAAACTTAATCTTTTCTTATCTTCCATTTTCCTATTCTCCTCTTAATATAATTACACTTAACATCTACCTATTATTTATGCATTCTCTGTGAATTTTTTTGTTGATACATCAAAAGTACCATAAACAAAATCTCCACCTTTTAATGAACCTGTCATTTGTTTTTGTTCTCCTGCTGCGCCATTACATTCCGTTATCTCACAAGTTTGTGTTATTTTTCTTGCTTTATATGTATTTTCTTGACTTGCAACTGGTTCCCATAAGTTTACAATATAATGGTCCATATCTAAATCTGAGCCTACTTTTCTTTCGTAGAATAAATTGTACATATATTCAAATACTTTATCTCCTTTTACCATATCCATTGTAATTGGAAATTCGTTTGAGAATCCTGTTACTTTTGTAACTTTTGATTTTTGGTGTATGTATTGCTTTTCAGACTCTGTTGGGTTTGAACTTTCTGTCATTTCTGTAATTACTCCACCTAATACTATTTCATTATTTATTCCAAAGTAATGTGCTTCGTCATATTCCATGATATCTGTTAATTCTTCAACTGCCATTTTAAATTCCTCCTCTTACATTAAAATAAAGCTGTATATAATACGTACTTATAAAACCTTTTTCATCAGTTTCATAGGTTATCGCATTAGCACAGCTAATTTGTTTTATTTGTTTATTTTTTAATACTGGATAGTTTCTTAGTCGATTTTGTTTATCTATCCAATCGCTTAAATCATCTAACCAGTCTAAATTCTCTAATCTTTGTATGTCATCTTCACTATTTGCTTTTAAAAGTAATGCATATTGATATTGTCTATACCAGCCTGTATCTGTTATATATTTTAGTGGCAAATTTTCTACCCCACTCCTTTGCAAGGCTAAAGTATCTGTTTCTTCTGGTAGTTCCTCTGTATGTATCATTTCTGCTATTTCTTTTATTGGTTCATATTTTAACAACCATTCGTTTATTGCTTTATCCATTGTCTAACCTCCTTGCATAATTTGCTGTTTGCATTAATATTTTGTCTCTTTTGTCTGCCTTCATTCTTTCAAATGGGTGTGCACCTCTTAATTTACTGCTGTGATATTTTAAATTTTTGTTTATAACTACTTTTCTTTCTCCACGTCTAGCATAAGCACTTCTACTTTTTACTCCTACCATAACTTTTCCTTCTGCTTGGAATCTTGCATAAGGAACGTTTATTATTACTTGTTTTCCTCCATTTATAGGATTTACAGAGTCTTTTTGTGTTCCACTTTTTAAAGAAACATATTTTTTGAGATTGTCAGCAACCGTTTTTCCTAAAAATTGCTGTACTTTCCCTCGCTCTTCTAGACCTAAACTTTTATATATGGTTTGTAACGGTTTAGTTTTCAATATCATGCTCATTATATACACCCCAATTTAATATGATTTGGTAAATCCTCATCATCAAATATAAATTTATCAATAGATGTTACTTTATGAACATTTTGTGCACCATACTTTTTACTTAATTCTGTTAATGGTACTCTTTCTATTACATCTTCTACCTTTTTATTTACAATAATATCATTCTTTTCTACAAACCACTTTAAATTATATCCATTGATATCAAAAATCCTAATTAAGGCATTGTCAGTTGAATCTGACCCATTTCTGTTATGATTTGTTATTGAAGTATTTCTATAACTAGCCTCTACAACATATCTATCCCATTTGTTATTACTTTTATGATATATCGTTATATCTTGCATTGGAAAATCTTCCATACTAACCTCCCTATAAAAAGCATGTTAATTCATCAGGCAAACAATTGATTATTTCCTTTTTAGCCACTTTATATTCTTCATCAGAAAGCACTTTAAAGTTTTTGCTTACTCCATCTATCGAATATGAAGTAATTTTTCTGTTTGTACTTTCTTCCTTTTTACTTATTAAATCAACTAAAGCACAAGCAGTATATTTCAACTGTTCTTGTGCTTCTTTTGGCAAATTATTTATTTTTGTTTCTGTTAGTCTTGTATTGACATTCTTATCAATTTCTCTGCTTGCTTTTATTATTAGTGAATCAAAAAAGATTTCTTGTAGTTTTCCTTTATACTCAAGTAAATAATGGCTATAATCTGCATATTTCATCTTTATCAGCTCCTACTCTTGTGGTAATAAAGTTAACAATACTTCCTTATTAGCTTTTTTGTCATATTCTATTCCCAATTCATCTAGTTTAGCTTTTAATTCTGCCACTGTTGGTTCTTTAACCTTTTTATTTTCGGCTTCAAGTTTAGCTAGTTTAGCTTTTAATTCTTTATTTTCATTTTCTAGGCTTTTTTCTTTAAAAGAATAACCTATTCCTATTTTTTTTGACATTTCTTTACCTCCTAAGCTTTATGTGATAAATAAATACCAGCAACTTTATTTTTGTAATATTCATTTAATCCATATAATCTATATAACCATTTGTAATTATCTCCATCTTGATCTTGATCAGGTGTAAATAATTTCATTTTATTATGCTTTGTATATTGTAATAATGCAGGTTTATGAATTATCATGAAGTTTATATCCTTTGCTTCTGTTCCTGCTTTAAATCCACCTTTTCTTTCTCCGTCGGCATCTTTACCGCTTAATAATTCAATTACAGTTTTGAATCTTGCTTGTGGTACAGCTTTTATGCTTGCAAATTTGCTTAATAATTCTTTTGATTTATAAGTATCCATATCTCTAATCATACCTAATAGAACAGATGTTATTCTTAAATGTCTATTTTCCTCCGGTACTTCATCGTTTGTCATGTCATCCCACGCCTTAGCAATTGCTTTGTAAACTTCTTCTGCAGTATCGTAGCTAGTACCTGCTGGCACTTTTGAAATTCCTGGGATAGATGCATACGTAGCATATCTTACAGCGTCAACCTCAGGAATAACTTTTGTTCTTAAAAATTCAGCTGATAAATTTCCTAATATTACTCCTCCTGTTTCTTCATTGTCTATTACGTCTGTTTTTAATTTTCTTCCTCTTTCATAATTGAATTTTTTAGTTTCGTTCGTTAATGATACATCTCCATCAATGTAACCACTATTTCTGTCATAATCTCCTAATCCGTCCATATCTAATACTGGAACAATTATTTCATTTGCATTCTTTCCTGCTTGTACTAAAGCTCCGTTTATATCGAAATCACTTGTTGTTGACTCTGATTTATATATTTTGTCTAATAACTCTGGTGCATTCTTTTTAAATAATTCTATTGTATTTGGCATTTTTCATTCTTCCTTTCTATTTTTTATCTTCTTTAATTCCCATAGCTTCTTCTAGTTGTTTTAAGCCATCTTTTTCAGATAATTTGTTATGATTTCCACCAAGATTAATTTCTGAGCTTCCATCATCTTCCTCATCAAACAAAAAAGAATACTTTTCTTTGACATCTTTGATTTGTTCATCAATGCCACTTACTGTGTACTCTCCTTTATCATTTTTTTCATATTTAATTTTGTCTTTGTCTAGTTTGCTATAAACTAAGTCAAAGTCTTTCGCTCCTTTTATGGAACTTTTTAGTGCGTTTGTTTTCTTAAATTCTTCAACTTCTTTAGAACCTTCAGCAAAACCTTCCTCTTTAGCTACTCTTTTGATTTCTTCTATATCGACAGAACCATTTTCTTTTATTTTTTTGTTTAGTTCTTCGATTAATCCTTCCTTTACTTTTAAATCATTTTGTGCAGTTAAAGTTTTTGTTTTTTCTGCGTTAACATCATTACCATTTTCATCCATAATACTATCAATGATATTTTTCTTAACGCTATCCTCCGCTTCTAAATCTTTGAATAATCCTTCTAAAAAACTTCTTTTCATAATATTTCTCCTCCTACGATTTTCTACGGGTTTTTCTTCCCTCGAATTTGATAATATTTGCTATTTTTAACGTCGTATGCCCAACATTTCAATTTCTTTTACGTCTAATTGAAAAAAGACATTAAAAAAGAAGCTCGTCAGCTTCTTATATATATTAAAACGTTAATAACTAATTTAATGTATAAATTGCATTTTTTTGCATAAACTATTGATTATTAGCCTAATTTATTGTATAATTAAGTTAATAATATTATTATTGAAGGTCAGTTGAGAACCCCATATATTTGGTTCGCAGTTGACCTTCAATTATTTTCTTTTATATGCATTTATTATTTTGTTTTCTTTTATGACAAATATCTTATCAATCCACATGAATCTTTTTGAAATATAAATACTTTTTATTTGCCTTTCTATTTCTTTGGGATCCATTTTAGTATTTGTTACATCTATAATAAAATTATTTGCTTGGTTTTTCTTTTTTCTTAAATTACCTTCTATTACATATTTACCTTTACCAGTAATTTCTTTCAAGTCAAATCTTTCATTGTTAATAATATAATCTGGTGTTTTTATACTTGCTGGATTATTTATTCTTGGTATTATATTTACTTGCCCTCCAAAAGCTTTTCCAAGAATTTTAGCTACTTCTTTTTCTATATCCGATGGTTCCATTAAAACATTTTTTCCATCTACAAAGTATTTAGTTCCTTGAGTATCTTTGTAGTATTGTTGCTGTTTAACTTTATATTTCTTTACTGAATTAAATTGTTCTTTTATATCTTTATACTTTGCTTGTTCGTTTGTCTTAATTTTTGCAATTTTCATTCTTGAATAATCTTTTTCAAGTCCTGTCTCTTTGCAAAATGCTGTTTGTTTCATTTGCAATTGTCTTAATTTACTTCTTTGATTTGATGAGTCTATGCCTGCTTTATCTAATGTTTGTATACTTCGTTTTGTATTTCTTATATCACTTTCAAATTGTCTTTGTCTTTGAGTGGCCTTATAATATGGTACTTGTTTTCCATTTAATGTAACTGTTGCATTCTTAAGTTTTTCTAATTCATTATTTGTATATACTGGTTCTGAAATTCCTAAGATTATTCCAAAATAGCTATGTCTACAATTGTACTCTTCCCATAATTCTGCAACATCTGACCATAACTCTAAACCATATTTGCTAGCATCTTTTTTACTTACTGCAAATTGTTTACCTTGTTCTTCTGCGTGACTTGGTCTTGCCCCTAAATGTGCTGTAACCTCATATCCATCGCAACCTAACTCTGTTTCTATATTTCTATTTATATTGTTTGCTGTTTTATGAATACCACTTAACACATTTCTTCTTACTGCTGTTTCTAACTGTATATTTCTTCCCAGTTTATCTTTTAATGTTATTCCTTTGTCTGCTAATTGTTGTACAGCTGTATTAATAGCAGACGTATAATCAAATGCACCACTTATAACTTTCATATATGCTTCATCTACTGCGTTAACATATGCTTGTTGACTTTGAAAAGCTATAGTATTTGTCATGTTCTTTAGTGTTTTATTAGTTTGTTTTAATCCTTGATTAAGTATGTTGTATTGAGTCTCACTCAGCTTAAAAGGTTTTTCTCTATATTCGTATAATTCTTCGTATCCTTGTATATCTTCTTTTGCCATGTTTTTGAATAGTAACTTTAATGCATTCTTTGTTTCTCTTGTTAATAATGATGTTTTTTCTAATGCTTCATTAAATATTTCTGTTCCATTTGTTTGTAATAATATTTTCATTTGTTCTTTACTTACTGCTGTAATATCATCCATTATACTTATTCTGCTTATTATATCAGCTGTTATTTCTATATTTAATTTATTATATAGTCTTACAACATCATTAAATTCTATATCATTTAAATATTCAGGTGTTAACATTTAAAACACCTCTTATTCTTCAATATCTTCTATTTCTTCATCTTTTACCATTGCCTTGGCTTTTTCTTCTGTCTCCCCTAAGAATTTAACTCTATATTCCCAAGCTTGTCTTATTCCTTGTGCTATATCTTGTCTAAATTCCTGTTTTGCCGTTTCTGTATCAACCATAAAACCATCTTTGTCTGTTATTGTAACAATACAATCTTCTGTTACTTTTTCTTTGAATAATACTCTTCCTAGTAAAAGAATAGCTTTGCATATTCCACTTACAAATTCATCAACACTCTTGCGGTGTTTGTTAGCATTTTCGATTAAGTCCTGTCTATCTCCAACGTATTGAGTTGCAGTCACTACCGAATTTCCATTAAATTCATAATATTTTGTTCCTAGCCCTGCCTTAAAACTTAGCATATTCAAAGCAAATTGTATTCCTTCTTTATCTTCTTGTACTCTTAACTTTGGATTGTATTCTGTTACAACTGGATTTTCTTTTATGTTACTTATTTCAGTATCTCCATATACAGCCCACTGTTGTTTCATTACGTCATCAGGATATACCTCATATTCTTCTTCTCTTATATTTCCTTCTGTATCTTTTATTTGTCTTGTCTTAGTTCTTGTTATTTTTTTGTTATAAAATACTTTTTTCCCTCCAAGGTAAAAATCCATAACAAAATTATTGTATGTAATATCACAGGCCATAAGTTGATCAATTGCAGTTCCATATACACTAAATCCCATCCCGTTTACATTGTTGTATTCTGTATCAATTGGGTTTGCTATTGCTGGCTTTAAGATACTAAATAAAGGCACACTAGAATTAACTGTATAACTCTTAGCTATGCCCTCTTTGTTTATTTCATTTCCGTTTTCATCTAAATAATTATTAGATATTTCGTATATTTCTTGATTTAATTCTTTGTTATATTTTAATTGATGTAACTCAATATAATATTCTTTTTTACTGTCTATAGTATTTTCACTTACAAAAGCAACATCAATTATTACTCCATGTTCAACTTTTAAAGGTATAATTTGGTTTGCGTCTAAGTAAATAATATCTAGCTTTGTTCTTTCATCCGCATATAGCCTTCCTTGTTTATCTACCTTTGCATGTTTAACTCTCATTGTTGCCCCTGCTGTTCCCATTGCCATTGCCTTTTCTATTGCTGTCGGTAAGTCTTTATATATTTTTAATATCTTTAACTGATTATTTAAATATTCATTATTTACCTCTGTTTGTTCGTCTGTGTTCGCTTTTGTTGTTATTTCATCTCTTTCAGTAAATAATATGCTTGACCAATCCTCTGCTAGTCTTTTTGCCATGCCTAGACTAAACATTTTTCTTTCTTTTCCTGTTTGGTCATGATATTTATGAAAGTCTACTTGATTTTTCCACCAAGACTCCCATGTTTCCACAAAATTATAATAATCTGTCGATACTGTATTATATCCTTTGCTTTTTAAATATTTTAATACTACATTATTCATTTTATGCTACCTTTCCTAAATAATAAGATATCTCTTCAAACCAATATTCAAATGAGTAATTGAAACTATCTAAACTATCTATATCCGACGTTTCTCCATCATCTATCCACCTGTCATCTTTTGCTTTTTCATCATATAAAGCTGTTTGTAAAGCTTCTATTAAAGTCTGACATTGTCCTTCTATGAAGCTTATTTTATCCAAATTTAACAACCTATTCCAAAGTTCAATCCTGTTCTTGATTTCAATTTTTAAGCTATCTTGAACTACCAAATTAATTTCATTTGCTCTTAATTCTCCATTTAAAGAATTGTTTAATACTTGTTCTGCACTATCAGCAAAAATAAAAGATACAGTTCCATATTTGTCCTGTATCTCTTTTATAAAATTTATTATCCATCTAAATACTTGCTTTGTGTTTGTTCCTGTTGCTTTCATTGTACTAGCTTTTAGCACTTGTACACTTTTAAAATCTCTGCTTATTTTTGTTGCTGTTATGCTATGTTTTGATTTGTTGCCACCCCAGTCAATCCCTATACTTATTATAGAATTATATTGAATTGTAGTAGTAATAAATCTTTTATCATCATTTGCAATTTGTTGGAATATTAATCCTTCAGCATCGCACCATTGCCCTAATATTAATCTATTATAATAAACTGTTCCCTTGTATTCCTTACAAAGATTTTCAACGAAATCCTTTGGCAAAAATGGATTATCAAATATTGTATAATATTGTGTATATACATCTAATCCTTTTTCTTTTATCACATCTAAAAAGTCTTTCTTTAACCAGTGATTTTTATTTTCCGGATTCAATGCTCCATCTAGGCACGAATATGGCTTATCTAAAGAACCTTGTATCATTATAAATACTTCTTTGTTCCATTTTGCCATTTCATCTCCATAAGCATATTTGATAGATGTACCTTGTATTTTACTTACTTGGCTTATTTTTTCAGTTCCTAAGCAATACACTTCTTGTCCAAATAAATTAGCTATATTTTGAGAATTAATAAATCCTACTAAATCTTTTCCATATATTTCTCTTAATGGTTGTAATACATTTCTTTCAATTGTACCTTTTGATACTCCAAAAATAACATTTAATCCATCTAAATCTTTTCTTTCTAGTATTCTGTTAGGAATAGTAAACAATATATCTAAATATGTTTTACCACATCTTCTTGCACCTATTTTTAAGTTATATCTATGAGTTGCATTCCTGATAAACTCTTTTTGTTTTTCTGTTATTATCATTTATTTGCCTCTTCTTTTATTTTAGTTAATAATTGTTCAACTTTATTTAGATTTTTGTTGTTACCTTCTTCTTCATTTCTTTTATTTCTCCATTGTTCAGGTTTTCTGTTATTTAGCCAATATATTTGAGCAGTAGTATCAGGAACTACTTCTTTTCTTACTTTCTTAGTTAATACTTCTCTAAATCTTCCTTGATTTTCATCCCATCTTGTTTCATATGTTTTCTCTTCAAATTCATATCCGAGTGCTCTTTTTAATAAGGCATTTTCAACTTCATAATCCACAATTTCTTTTCCTCTTTTTAAGGACTCCGAAAACTCCGGATAGTTCTTTTTATATTCATAAAATGTTGTTGTTGATATTCCTAAATTATTAGAAATTTGTTCATCTGTTAATCCATCTCTAGCCCAGCATTCTACAAGTATTAATTTTTCTTTTATATCGTTCCATTTTGATTTTGCCATCTCCCCACCTACTTGTTACTTTTGACTATTACCTCTTTACCTTCTCCTACGAATCCTTTTGCTTCTAATTCTTTATATCTTTTATCTTCTGCTTTGAATTTTTTCCCTACTGTATACTTCTTTAAGTTATTTTGCTTATCGTTAAAATCTTTTATGACTTTTCCTTCTAACATTTCATTCCTCCTATTTTATTAAACATTTATTTTTAATTTGTTTATGTTTTGATTTATGTTCATTTCTTACCTCAAAAAATTTATCTACTATTTCATGTATAATGTCATAAGAATTTGATACTATGTCTGCAACATCTTCTTCTGTGTATTGTTTTCCACAATGAGTTATATAATTATCTATATAACAATGTGTTAATTCATGAATCAAAGTAGCTTTCTCTCTGTCTGCTGGCAAATCTTCATCTATATATATTTTTTGTATATCACAATATGTAATACCGTAATATCTTGTATCTATTGATTTTAAGTTTTCTTCTTCATTTGCTCTTCTAATATTTTGCATATTTTTTATTGATTCTTGGGATGTTTCTGTTATTGTCCATTCTCTGTTATTTATTTTAAATTTCATTTAATTAAACACCTCTCTTTTATTCTATAAGGGCAAAATACTTTACCTTCTCTTAGACTTGTAACCTCTAAAAAAGAACAGTTTTTACACTGTTCTGGTAATTCATTTTTTATTTGTTTTAATTTGTCATTATCTTTATGTTTTTGCTCTTCTTCTATCATATCTAGTACTTCCTCACAACTGTCAAATTTACATACTTTACATTTTTTGTTCCCGTTTGGGCATATCTTATTATCTATTAAACATTGGATCATATTTTATTCCTCTGTACACTTTAGTTTTCCATTTATGTCTTGTGTTATTTTACAGTCAATATCTTTATTACATTTACTGCAGTTTTCTTCTTTGAATTGTTTTATTTGTTCTAGAGTCATATTATTACCTCTTTTCTTATAAACACTATAAAAGATAAACTAGGATTTGTTTAAGGAAACAACTAGACAAACCTTTTACCTTATGCTTTTTCATTTACCTTTTATACTATTTACATATTAGAAAAATAGAGCCACGCTCATTGAACATAGCTCCGCAAAAGATATTTCTTTTTTTATAGAACTCGCTAGGAAAGTTCTTTATATGCTCAAAGGATAATAATCATTACAGCCAAATTTATATTATCAGTTACCTAGCATACTGGTAATAACTAATTAATTGTTATAAAACACTTGCTTTCCGTATTCTACTGCTACTTCATGTTCTATTTTACATCCTCTTGCTTTTTCCCAACCTTTCATAAATACAATTCCATCAACTTTTCCTATGTATCTAATTGATTGAGATAACATATAAATTGCAATATCTTCATCTGCCGGTGCATTTTCAAATACTGTATCTACAACTTCGTTTCCTTCTTCTTGTAATCTACTTACTAATTCTGCTCTTTCTTCTCTTATTTGTTCATTTGTTTTACCTCTCATAGGTTGGCTTATCATTAATTTCATAATTTTTATTCTTCCTTTCATAACATAATAAAAAGAGTAAATACTAAGGGCTTGCATTTACTCTTTACTCTACTTACATTTTTTCTATTATAATTATAGTACTTTCAAAAAGAAATTAAAAGGAAGTTTTTGCGTAATTTTTGCGAAGTTTTAGTCCAAACCCGCATTTATTATATTTAACATCTTTTCCATAGCATTGTCTCTATATGTCTGTAATTGTTTTACACATTTATATTTTTCAAATTCCTTAAAATATGCTTTTTCTACATAATCCCATTTTGATTTTCTCATATAATACGTTTCTATTACAAATTTTTCTTCTTGTGTTAATGGTTCAATCATATTTTTAACTCTAACAACTATTTTATTTAATTTTCCTTTGTCTATATTTAATTTTGCAATTTGTCTTTTTAGATACTCTCTATCTTCTTTGTTTATATGATTTAATTCTTTTTCATAATTTAGAACTGTACTTGACACCTTGTCTGATATTTTATTTGTATTGCTATGTATACTATCAAATACTTGCCCCGCTATTTGCATATTCTCTATTACTTCTCTTTCATCGTCTTCATAAACAGTTCCTGAATATTCTAACCTTTCTTTGTATTCTTCTTCTTTTATTTCAATTTCTGTTAATTTTGATTCGTTCTCTTTATGATGTATCAACATTGTTTCAACGTCTTCTTTTATATATTTACTCATTTGTACCTCCTTGTTTTCTTTTTATATCTTCTCTTATAATTTCATCTTTAAAATTGTCTAAAATTTTATATGCTTTATTTATTTGTGCTTGACTTTCTTTTCTTTTTGATATATCTAATAAGTTTATGTTTTCTAATTCTTTCATTGTGTCTATTACTTTGTTGTATATGTGGTTTATTGTCATTTGTATCACTCCGATTCTTTTGCTTTATTTTCAAAATATTGCTTTACTTCTTCTTTATTGTCCCAAACGATACCTTCTTCGTATATTTTTTCTGCCATTAAGTCTATTATTTTGTTTTGTTTCTCTATTTTATCTGAATAATTAAATGCCATTTTTCCAATATCTTGATAGTCATCATATATTTGTTCTACTGATTTTTGCAAATCTGCTATTTTCTTTTCTTGTTCTTCTAGTATAGATAATACTGTTTCTATTGCCGTATTTAATTCTAAAGACTTATAAATCCTTCCTATTTTCCAGCCACCACATCTATTGTCTATTTCTAATTTATCTCTTTGTATTTTATTATCTTTAAAACATTTTAATATTTCTATTGCTTGTTCTTTTGTCATATGTTAGTCCTCCTCTCCGAAAATTCTTCTGCCTTTAATTTTTCCTTACTAATTATCTTCATTTGTATTCCTACTAATGTTAAATCTTCATAATTTCCTTTATTATTAAAATAATGTTTTAATGCTGTCTTTTTACTTTTATATAATCTTGCAAATCTTAAATCTTTATGAAATTCACTTCTACCATAAGTAGCAAACAGTCCTTCTTTATTTTGTATTACATATACTGTTTTTTCTATTTCCATCCTAATTCCTCTACTTTCTTATTTATTGCTTGTAGTTCTTCTATTGAAAATTCGTGCCAAATACTAGACCAATAACCTTGTGCTGCACAATACTTATCCCATTTATTTTTAAATTCTTGTGTATACCAACCTTCATTATTTGCTACCCACAAACCTTCTACTGCGTGAAATGTTTTTTTAAATGGTCTTTTATCAAAAGTAAGACTTACTCTAAATGTTTCTCTTTCATATTTATAAATAATTGTTTCTTCATTATCTAAATATTTTACATATCCTATATCATTTAACATCTCATCTGCTGTTTTTTCTTTCATTATGTATTACTCCTCTCTAAATTTTATAATTCATATTCATACATTGTTGGTATTTCATATTGTAAACAAATATCATGTTCTATTCTACACCATCTAGCTTTTTCCCATCCGTTCATAAATATTACAGCATCTACTTCTGATATTTTTTCTATTGATTTTGATAAATAGTATATTGCTGGATTACAACTTTTAGGTGCTTCATCTGTAAATATTGTATCTGTAACTTGCCATCCTAAATCTTCTAATTTTTTTATTACTTTTTGTCTTTCTAATCTTATTTGGCTTTCTTTTTTTCCATTCATTGGTTGACTTATCATTACTTTCATATCTTATTTACTCCTTTACTCATATTCTAAATAACTTCCATATTGATTTTCATATATTAGTTTTGTTTTTTGGTCTGTTCCACACTTTTCACAAATTTCTACTCCTGTTGAATATCTTTCTACTCTATTTCTTCCACAATTTATACACTCTTTTCCTGTATATCCTAAATAATCTCCTATTATTTTGTAATAATTATCCTTTCTTTTTAATTCATCATCCCACATTTTTTCAAAACTTGTCATATTTACTCCTTTACTACTAAATCTGCTTTGCTTAAATCGTAAGTTAAATTATATGTTAAATTGCATAAATCTAATATTTCATATCTTCTGTTTCTAATATCTATACTTGCAAAATCGTGTTCTTTTTTTCTTAAAACTAATAAATGTGTATATTCATATTTTCTAAATCCAAACTTTTCAAGTTCTTTTAAATCTACATCATCTCTTATTTTTAACATATCTATTTACTCCTTTACTTCTACAATATTGTTTTCAGGACAATACCATATTCGCCCATCATCTTGTTTTATATGTACTGTCATATCTCTTCCTGTTGGTTTAAAATGTTTTATCACTACTCCAATATGTCCATCAAATGTTGCTACTCTTCTTCCTATTAATGTTTTTAACATATCTATTCTCCTCCTACTTTATAGCAATTAGCCTCAAACTGTTCATGTGTTAGTATTTCTAGTAATTCATATTCTCCATTTTCAATATTTTCTATTAATTCTTTATATTTAATGTCTGATGTGTCTTCATCTATTTCAAAAACCATTATCGTTTTATCAATTCTAACCTTTAAAACATCTTTATTTTCTATTAAGTCTATTAAGTATTTGCTGTGTTTTACTATTGATTCTCCTATAGAAAAATAATAAAAATCGTTACTTAGTGTATCTTTATTTATTAATATAACTTTCCTTTCATCTCTTTTCCCATTAGAATATTGTATCCAAGCAAATTTTATGATTTTCCCATAGTTAGTTCTTCCATATTCTCCTATTTCAATTTCATTTGACATTTTAATTATCTCCTTTCATTTGTAATACGTATATTTGCTCTTTTAAATCTTCATTTTCTATTGACAATTTTCTTATATTTTCTTGCTTAGCTTCTAATTCTTTTAAGTATAATCCTAATTGGTATGACACTAGCAATATCATAACAACTAAAACCATTATTATTGCTGTTATTAGGTTTTGACCTCTTTCTACTTGTTGTTCTATGTCTTTATATTCTTTTTCAAAATCTCTCATATTTTTCCCTTTCATTTTATTATTCTTAGTTCCAAATCTGGGTAAACTTTTTCAAATATCTTATGTTTTAATTTGAATACATCTGTCTGCATTCCTTTTACGTCTTCTACTATTTTTTTACCGTTTTCTATGTACTTAAAGTCCGCTACATATTCTATCTTTCTGTAAGTTTTACCGTTTTTCTTAAATTTATCTTGTAATAAAAATCTTGGTTGTAGTTCTAAGTTGCTTATTTCTCCTGCTCTTTCTAACAGTCTTAATTCTTTATATCTATTTCCTTCTTTCTTACTGTCAAATTCTTCTCCGTCTACTATTACTTTTTTATTTCTGTATTTGTTCACTTTTCTTTAGCTCCTTTTCTATGTAATTTTCACATCTCCAAACTCCGTTTGAAGTTTTCTAATTCAAGCCTATTACAGCCTCTACATTTTACACATTTACCGTTCTAACGGTGGATAATTATATTTCACAAGCTCTCTCCTTAATCTTTAAAGATTGTATTTTCATCTACCATACTGTTGTCTGTTATTTTTACACTCATCTTTTTATCTATTTTAAGCCTTATATCCGCCTCTTTCGCATTAAATGGCATAAATGAACCATTATAGTTAGTTGTACTTTTTAAGTATTCTCCTTCTTTAACAAACTTTGCTCCGTCTGAATAATTGCTTTTTAATTCAATACCATCTCTTAAAGAGTATATATAAGCTGTTCTTCCAATAAAATTTAATTGCTTTTCTCTATATTCAGGATACTGCGTTATAAATCTGTTATAAATATCTGTAAACTCTGTTTTTAATTCATATAAGAATCTAGGCACAGTTTTTTCCTGATAGTCTTTTATAACTGCATTATCCATAAATGTCCTTGGTTTTCCATCGCAAATTAATGATATTAATTCATTTTTAAAGTCATTTTCATTTATATAAATTAATGGGTGTGAAAATATATTTGTTTCAATTTTATATCCTCCACCTTCTTTTTCATGTAAGTACCTAACATTTATTACGAATGTATCTTCTATTTTTCCAATTGTATTATTTGGTTCATCTAGCTTGTTGTAACATTCATCTTTTCTGTATTTATCTCTAAAATCGTTGTATTTTAGAGCTCTACTTGTATATCCTTTTTGTCTAACTTTTTTTCCAAATTTACAGTTCTGTTGCCACCTTCCTGCACTAAAACATTTTCCTTGTTTATAGAAACTACAATTTTTATATTTATCGCAATATGTCATTTCAGCTTCTAATGGTGTTTCTCTTCCACCAAATATACTTTTTCCTCCATATAAATTAACATTTATTTTATCCATAATTGCCTCCTAATCTATTCTTGGAATATGGCTCATATTTTCTGCTACCATATCCGATAAATAATATCTTTTAAAACTTACATCTTCTCCAAATCTATTCTTTTTTTGTACCCATTCTGTTGTAAATTCATATCCATCTTTTTTTAGTTGATCAATTCTTGCTCCTAACTGCATTACTCCTAAATCTTGATATGCTTCCCAACTTGTTATACTTCCAAACTGTCGTATATAATTTATAATTCTGCCCTTTTGAGTTATCTTCATTTGTTTATCACTCCTTTACTAATTTGCACCACTCTAAATTCTTGTATAAATAAGCATATGGGTCATTTGTATAATAATCATTTGGATTTACTGCTATTCTTGCTCTTACATCTGCTATTTTTGGTGTGAATTTTATTTCTTTTATTGTTTTATTAACTGCTTTTTCAAACTCGCTAGTCTCTGTTGTCATAAATTCTTTAAACCACAACATCAATTCTTCTTTGCTAAACTTTTTATTGTATGCTGTTTCTATTTTTTGCATATTCTTATAAAACTCTTGTTTATTCATTTAACCACTCCTCTATTTCTTTATTTTCATTTTTCTTTTTGTGGTTTTCATCCTTTGCTTGTACTAATGTTCTTATTCCTGCTTTTTGCCAATTATTTAATATAGCTTTTATGTACTTAATTGTTCTTTTATTAGCTTCTACACTAATTTGCATTGCATAAATTATTAAGTCTGTTGGCATATCTTTAGAATAATCTTCTAAAACTTCTACCCCATAAGGAGTAATAAGTCCTATATTTTCATTGTAAAAATCAATAATTTTTTGTAAGCCGTCAACACAACTGTCGCTTACTTTGTCATTATCATTTACATTTACATTAACATTATCATTTACATTTACATTTTCATTTACATTAGTTACCTTTTTGCTTTTTGTTTGCTTCTGTTTTGCTTCTGCTTTGCTTTTCTTTTGCTTTCCATTTTCATATTTTTTATAATTTGCATCTAATTGAGGTTTAACAAGAGAAAATATTGCTTTAGATATTCCTGTCAACTCTATTTCTTCTTGGTCTAGTGCATATTTCATTATTGCATTATATGAATCTGCTTGATTTTCTTTTGGTAACTCGCTTATAGCTTCATAAAAACTTCTGTAAAATATAAAACTATCTCTTGCCATTTGCTCCTCCTTTTGTAAAATATAAGGAGTAAAACTTATGTCTTACCCCTTAGTTGTTTGCTTTTCCATATTCTTTAATAAATTCTTCTTTTGTTTTGTTGTAATATTTGCACCAAGCTTTTTGTGCTAATTTCTTTAATTGTCTGTTAAGCTTGTCTCCATTTTTGCCATGTACTCCATTTGTACCACGATGGCTTTCTTTGGTTAAAAATACTATCAAGCCATCATTTATACTCTTTTGTCTGTAAGCCTTTGAAAAATAAACCTCGTGTCTTTCACAATATATTTCTGTTCTTGCCGTGCTATATAATTTGCTTTTGGGCATAATACAAAATTCTTCTTTACTCTTTTTTACATTTTTCTTTGAGTTTTTCTGTATATTTTTTGGGCAAGGATTAAAACTATTACTTAAATCTGTTACTATCATTTCTTATCCCACTCTTTTAACAAACTTTCTATCTCTTTGTCACTTTTGGTTTCTATATTCAAACTTTTTGCTAATTCAACTAATAAATTTATTAATAAACTCATTTCTTTGCTATTGTAAGTTGAACTTCCATAGTAGCAATGTACTTTGACACATCTATCTTTTCTGCTTACTTCTTGTACTAAAAATCCTAGTCCTTGCTTTTGCCATATTCTTTTGAAATTTTCAAATGCTTTTTCTTCGATTATCATTGGCTCAAATGAACCAATTTGTAATATTGCATCTTGATATATCTTTTCTTTTGTTATAATTGTTCCATCTTTGCTTAATTCTTTTGCTATCTTGTCACATAGTACCCAACAATAGGCGTTACTGTCTAAACTTCTTTTTTGTCTATATTCTTTTATTTCAAACTGTTTATCTTTTGCTTGTTCTAGTAAATAAGTTATTATTTTATTACTTGTTCCTACCATAATTACCTCTCTACATGTTGATGCATTAAAACATACTCTGAATTTTCTCCCATATTATTCAATAAAAATTCACTTGCTTGTTGTTTACTTAAATGGCTGTCTTTTGCTCTAAATTCATATACATATTTACATTCTTGTTGTTTTTCTTTTATTCTTTCTTCTATTTCATCTTCGTCGTAATTGCCTTCAACAAGATATAAATCATAATTTTTAGCACTTATTCCTTCAACTGTTTTTGTGTCTGTCATATAGATTGCTTTATAATCGTCAAATAGTACTCTATAACCACATTGTGATACATCATGATATAATTTGATTGGTACAATTTTAAATAGCTTATAATTGTATTTCGTACCAATTTGAAGTACATCTATATTTTTTCTTTCAACTCCACATTCTAAAAGTGGATTTAATAACCATTCACAACAAGCAAATCTTAATGTTGGTCTTTCTTGTGCTAATTTCTTAATTGTTTCTTTTTTAAAGTGATCTGAATGTATATGTGTGAGAAGTACTATTTTGAACTGTTTATAATACTTCTCTAATTTCTTAAAAGTAACTCCACAATCAATTAAAATTATGTCTTTTATTATTGTTGCATTTCCTGTACTACAACTTGATATAATTTTATAGTTCATTCATTGATACCTCTTTTGTGTTTTCTGTTTGTTCTTCTATTTCTGCTTGTACTTCAATAGGTTCTTGTTGCGGAATCTCTTGTTGCATTTCTTCTGCTTCATACATTCCTGCTAAATCTTCGACAAATGTTTCTCTTAATGCTCTTACTTTTGCAACTTTTTCAACCATTGTTGCACCTTTATTATTCCAATTTGAATTTAATTGTCCTTGTCCAGTTTTTTGTGCTACTTCATTAAAACTTACACTTGAATATGTAGGGTGTGACCAGTCTTTTCTAAATACTCTAGCCCAACCACCTACAAGTTGTTCAGTTCCTAATCTAAATGTTCCTTGTCTTTCTTCTACTGTTCCATCTTCTTTTTGAACTATAATTCCACTTTCGATTCCATCGTAGTTGGGATTTAAAACTGCTCTTTTTAATATTGCATCTTTTCCTACGACTAATTGTGCTGGAGTACCTGCTTTATATTTAATTAAATATGCTTCCCTTAAAAATGGATTTAATTTTCTAACTTTACAAAGTTCTGTAAATAATTTAAATTCTTGATTTGTTATTTTTGCATCTGTTCCTACTATATACTCTTGCACTATACTTGGTGTTAATTTTATTTCATTTCCGTCAATATCAAATTTGACCATTAATTCATTATTTTTTTGTACTTCATTACTCATAATCGTAACCTCCACTTTCTAAAAATTGTTTTAATTCTCTTAATTTTGTTCTTGTTCCCCTTACTGTAAATTTTAAAGTTAAAATTCCTTCTATTTTTTCTTCTACGGATGGTGAATTTAATATTATTTGTTCACTATACTTGTCTGACTCTTTTGCAGTATCCACAACAAATTTTTGAAGTTCTTTTTCTTGTTCTATTTTTTTCTTTTCTTCTTCAATAGCCTTAAATCTATTTGTCACACTTGTTATTGCTTGTGATACATTTAATGTTTGTTTATATTCAACTAATATTTCTGTTTTATGCTCTTGTGTTTCAATTAATTTTAAATCATCCACTATTTTGTCAATAAATTGTTTTGCTTGTTCTTTTAAACTTTTCATACTTGCTGATAATGTTACATTTATTCTTGCTTGTCCATATGTAATAAAACCAATATTGTTTGCTGTTTTATATTCTTCAAAGTAATCTCTAATTTCTTGTTCTTTGTGTTCTTTTAATTCTTTTTCTACTAAATTAATTTTTTGTTTTAAGTCATTATCAGCACTTCTGTATTTATCAGATATATATTGTTTATATACTTCTTCAAATTGCATATATGGTGCTAACACTTGTTCTTTTACTGTTTTTCTTTGCTTTTCTACTTCCTTAAACTCTTTATTTAAATCTGCTCTAACTTCTTTAATTGTTTTTACATTTTCCTCTGTGCATATTAAAGATTTAGCATTTTCCACTTTTTGTTCAACTTCTATTGATAATTCTTTTAAATGTTCCTCTATTTGAGGTAATTGTTTTATAATTATTAAATCTTGCATTATTCTTCCTCCCTTAAATCATCGTAATAGCATTCTTCTGCTATTAATTCGAATATATTTCCTTCTTCATCGTTTTCTATGTAATCTTCCATAATTCTCCTTTGACATATTTACTTTTTCGTGCTAAAATATAAGTAAATATGAATTTATTTATGTATTTATATTTGAACTAGTTTATTGATTGGTAGTCGCTAACTAGTTCTTTTATTTTGCTTAAAACGGCTTTTTCATTGTTGTATTTATTTGAATTTACTAGTCTTTCAATTCTGCTTATCAAGTACCTTTGCTCTTCATTTTCGAATCTTAAATCTTTATTTTCTTCATGTAATACCTTTGCTTGTCCTTCCATATCTTTTATTAAGATATCTCTGTTATGTATCATTGATTTTTGATTTAATATCTTTCTATCTTTTTTAGTTAACATCTCTCTTTCCTCCTTTCTAATAAATACTGTTTTGGCAAAATGCCCATACTGAAAACGCTACTGTTGCTATGTATAAACTGCTATATACTACTGCTCGTCCTATTCTCATGTAAACTTTGTTTTTGTCTATTCTAAAATTCTTCCAACTTCTCTTCATTTGTTTCCTCCTTCTTTCTAACTATATATTTGTTGCATAATTTCAAATGCTCTATCTAAATTTATCCTTATTAGCTTCTCTCCAACTTTTATTTTTGCTTCTTGCATTTCTGGTCTGGCTAATATTTTATATGCTTGTGATTTGCTTAAACTGTATTGTTCCATGAATTGTTTTGGTGTTACATATTTGACTCTCGCTCGTTCTTGTAATTTTGTTGCTGGCATTTTTCTCGTCTCCTTTTGTTTTTATTTATTGTGTTTTAGTTTGTTTAACTGACATTAGAAGTTAAAAAAATATCATCTTTTTTATAGTTTAATATCTTCTTTATTTTTAAAGCTGTTTCTAATGATGGTGATATATTTCCATTTTCATACCCTGTATATGTTGTTCTGGCAACATTTAGCCTTTCTGCCATTTGCTCTTGGGTATAGCCTTTTTTCTTTCTAATTTCTATAAGTTTCTTTCTCATGTTTTCGCCCTCCTTTTTGTTTGTTCTGCTGACATTATATATAATGTTTGTTTGGCTGTCAATACTTTTTTAAAATTTTTTTTATTTTTTTTAAAAAATGTTTGCAAAACTGACAATGAAATGTTATAATTTTCTTAGAAAGGAGTGCTTTTATGAGTTTTGGAGATAATTTAAAAAAAATTAGACAAGATTGCAATCTAACTCAAGAAGAACTTGCAAAAAAAATTGATACATCACGTTCAAATATTGCTAATTACGAAAATAATAAAAATATGCCTTCAATAGATATTTTAAGTAAATTATCAGAGATACTTGACTGTAGTGTAGATTTCCTATTAGGTAAGTCAGATGAAAGAAAACCCAAAGAATCTGATCCTCTAGGTTTAGCCAAAATAGGATTTAGTATGAAAGATTATACCCCTCCTACTGAAACACAAAAACAACAAATTAAAGGATTGCTTGAAGTGGTCTTAAAAGACAATAAAAAGGATAATAAATAATATGAGATTAATAGATTTTTTTAATAAAACTACTAATATTAATATAGATGGTACTATCATAAAAATTTCAAACAAGAAAGAGGCTGAATTTTATGCCAATCAATTTTTAAAACATTGCAATGAATCAACAAAAATAGTTAATACTACTGCAAATCCTAAAATTTTCTTTGAAAGATATTCTATTTTATTGCATGAAACAAAGAATCTTTCTAATTTAGAAAGATTTTTAAAATTTAAAGGTAGAACTCCTTCCTCTACTCTTGTTTATTTAATGCAGAACAAAGAAAGAGAAACAAATTTAATGATAGATAGAGCTTGGGAAAGTTTAGATATTAAATTAAAAAAATTAAAAACAAAAAGAGGCAAAGAAAATAGAATTAATAATTTATATTTTGAGTTTCAATCATATTTGAACGAAATGTCAAAATCTAATATTGACTTATGCAAATCTTACTATAATACTTTTATAAATAGTATTTAATTGGAGGGAATATGAATCTAAATAATTTATATGATTTAGCTGAAAAAGAACATATTAAAATTTATGATTATTATATAGAAGATGCGTATGGTTGTTTTATAAATATAGATAAAATAAATGCTATTGCATTAAATTATACAAATATAGATAACTCATATATAGAAAAAGAAACTTTATCAGAAGAATTAGGTCATTATTATCAAGATGCAACATACTCAATTAACTGTACTGATAAAATCTTAATTAATAAACAAGAATATAGGGCTAAAAAGTGGTCTTATTTTGTATTAATTCCTTTTGAGAAACTAAAATCAGCCATTTTGAGTCGGAATTAATACACTCTATAGTCTAGCAGAATATTTTGAAGTTACAATCGAATATATGAGCAGTGCTTTAAAATTTTATAAAGACAAATATGGATATATATACTAAGGATAAGTGGAATGTACTTATCTTATTTTTTAAGGAGGATTTATGAACAAATATAAAGATATGACTTATACTATCAGAACAGACGGAAGATTAATGAAAAAAATTACTACAAACGGAAAATCTAAATATATATATTCTAAAGATATAAAAGATTTGTACAAACAATATATTGAATTTATGCATAATTCTTATAATGGACTATCTGATATAGAGAATATAAAGATGAAGAATTTCGCAATTAAGTGGATTGAATTAAATTCTGCTGGTAAAGAAATTAGAACAATTGAAGAATATAAATCCATTGTAAACAACCATATTATTCCATCTCTTGGATTTAAAAAAATTAAAGATATAAAAAAATATGATGTTGAACAATTACTTTCAGATATGAAAAATACACCTACAACTGCAAATAAAACGCTTGCTTATGTGAAAAGAATTTTAAATGATGCTATTGATAATGATATAATAATTAAAAATGTTGCTAGTAATATAAAACCGTTAAAAGTTATAAAAAATGAACGTATGCCTTTAACAATTGACGAAGATAATCTTCTTATTAATTCAACACACAAATATGCCCCATTTTTTATTTTGATGCGTTATACTGGCATGAGAAAAGAAGAAATAATCCCATTAACTGTTGATGATGTTGACTTAAAAAATAAAACTATTTCTATTAACAAAGCTGTTGTTCTTCTACATAACCAACCTATAGTAAAAACTACTAAAAATAATAGAGTTCGTACTATACCTATTTTAGATAACATATATGATATAGTTGTTAATTTAGTTAATAATTCTAAAAATGGATTATTATTTGTAAAAGAAAAAGACGGCAAAATGTTGACTGATGTTGCAGTAAGAAGACACTTAGAAAGTTTTTTATATAGTATAAATAAGAACAAAGAAAATAATATAAAGTTTACATGTCATCAATTAAGACATTCATATTGTACAATGTTATATTATGCTGGTGTCAAAATAAAAAAAGCGCAAGCCTTAATGGGACATGCTTCCGCTTCTATGATTTATGAAGTTTATACTCATTTGGATGAACAAAGAGAAAATGCAGATGATTTAATAAATAATTATATCAAAAATTGTGTTAATTAGTTGTCATTTTTGTTGTCAAAATTAACCGCAAGTCAGATTTTCTTTAGAGCTGTCCGGTCTATATAGTTTTTGACGTTTTGATTACGAATCCGTTGCTCTACCAACTGAGCTATATTGGCATAACTCTGTTTTACTGTATAATTATAATATTTTTTCTTATAAAAATCA